CAGTCCCCAGTCCACCTCTCTACATTACCTCTACAAACGACGTTTCAAAATGTTTAACATCATCTTAGCTTTGTCTATTGAAATCTCGTGCTTCGTCTCCCCTACTCCGAAATCTAACGTGACCGCCATCACACGTTTCTTAACATCCACATGGGCCATTTGGCAATTTCTACCATTCAAATGGTGTCCCGTATGGGTCGCCATGTTGATGATCATTCATAATGCATTTCTTTTGTTGTCGTATGTAGAGGGTTATTGTTACCTTGCATATCACGGCCCACGTTCCTTCAGGCGTTTTCCTACAGTTTCTTGTCTCTTGGAGTGGGGTTATGATTTCCACGTTGAAAGCAAAGGTAACGGTGTTTGGCATGCGGTTGATTCGTCGGATTTGCTTTTGCGCGATGTTCCTATGTCCGACGTTGTTGGTGCTACCCAGCAAGATTTCGAGAACTTAGCGAATTTTGCTCGTGATGTCTCTGCTCGCATGCCAGTGGCCGGGCAACTCAATGGTCAGTTGAGTCGTTACGTCGGTTCGACTGCATTGGAGCTGCCAATATTTCCACGCCGACCACACCTTCATAGTTTGCATGCTCAACGGAGAATTCGCGGGGATGAAGAGGAAGCCTACGGACATGCAATTACCAGACCCATGAACACCGTGTCAGCTTTGGAAGCTTCGAAGGTGTTGTTGTCTGGCATGGAAGTTTTGGGCTCGACAGAAGAACGCGCAGCTGTTGCCCTTGATGCTTTTTTTGAAGGCATTGCCACTTCTGTGCCACCATCGTCACCGCAGTATCACCGGTTGTTGGCACTGATAGGCCCTATGCGCTATTCTCCGCGGATCGAGGAACATAGAGCTGCTGGGACAATCCGCCGTGCGGCACTCAATCATGCGATCACGACTTTGCAGGGTGCTATAGTAGGGTTGATATCTCCGAGTAAGGCAGAAATGCATGCGTTTCCCAATGCTGCGATATGGGAGTATACTGATGCTCTTGATGCGTCAAGGAGAACTAAACATTGTGCTCAGTGCAAGATGCCAACGTGCGGAGTCCGCGATGCTGCTGCTAGGGCTGGGCGCGTATTGAGTTCCAACGATTGGCAACGCGCAGCTGGCCATTTCAAGCGTTTTGAAGTCAGTTCATTGTTGATGATAAACATCGAGCCAAACATAGATGCACGTACTATCGTGCAACTCATGGTTAAAGCACAGGTTTTCAATGCCTTGTCACAGTTTTCCATAGATTGGCGCGCGTTGATGGGCCGCAAGGTGTACGACTCGCTTACCGAAATGACGACTGAGTTGGCGTTCGGCAAGGTGGTGTCATCCTTTCATGATGGCGGTGATTATGTGCAAGATTTGCAGAAGGTCCGTCAGTTGTTTGCACCTACCTTTGCTTCAGGACATTCGCTGCGTCGAACTATCATCTTTGGAGACCATGCTTCACAGTATCACAATTTGACTCTCAGTGCTGGCGGGTGGGCTACCCGTTGCTTGCCCTCTTATGAGCATTACTACTTCATACGGTTGATCATGCCAGACATGACGAGACCGGTCGTGCTTGTTGAGAAAAAAGGATTCGATAGGGTGATGGCGACTTATAGGACTCAGGCCATCAAGGATAAGATGGTAGCGCGTATCGTGCTACGGCAATCAGTTGTGACGTACTCCATTTCGGGTACTCAAGTCACACCGCGCATCACCCTCTCCGAAACCGAAGCCCAAGCCTTGGGCACCTGGATAGAAGTGTATTCTGAGGTGCAGGATGCATTGGCAGAGAATCATGCTGAAGAGTTACGACCAAAAACCACCACTGAGACGGTGAGAAAGTCAATATACTCATCTGTCGCTTCAACTCTCGCAGCAACGACTACTGGAACTATGGCGCTAGGAGCCATGTCCAGCATGGAAGCTTTAATGAGAATCTATCGCACGGATATCGGGCAGATGACATTGGACCAAATGTCCGAGCGTGCGATGGAGGAACATTTTGGGGCTAAGATTGAGCCAGCATCTTTGGTGAACGTGGTTGTGAGCGCTTGGTCAACTCTTTTTGGATGGGTTACTTCTCCACGTAAGTGGCAGCACGCCATTGAACATGGCTTTCGGGAGTCGTGGGCCATTTCTTTTTCTTATGTTGATGTGGTCGGTGTAGCTATGATGTTGGGGATGAGGTACTCAATCGATGCAACTAGAGTGCTGGTCGATTGCACTATTACTGTGGCACGGATCACGGGAAAGCAAGATGCTGTGAAGAAAATAACAGCTTTTCTTGATTATCTAGATTGGTCCAATCAAAAGTTGACGAAGTTCTGGGTCGCTGTGCAGGATGCACAAGATCTCGATTTTCAGGCTGCTGCGATTGACATTGTAGAAACCTTCTTCAATGTTTTCGCCGTTGATCACGCGGTGGATTTGCAGAGGTTCCGCGAAAAGAATTTGCTACCAGAGGATCAAATCGTGGAACTGGAATTGAATGCTGCGTTGCCATACTCAGACTTTCTTTCTGAAGTGAAGTTGTTCCTTGGCAAGTTCAATTCTCATGTTCGGCGGGGTGCTGCGGCGTCAGTCCTTTTGAGTGCCTTTCATCATGACTGTCGTACTGCAAGCGCAACTCAAAAGAGCAAGATGATACACATGCTCAAAAAAGAGTTGGCAAATATTGAACCAGAGAGTTTCAAAGGCCTACAATTCGCACTTGGCGGGGAACCTGATTTGATACCCATACCTCTCAGGCCGATAGACAATCAAGACATTCGTGAATGCTTTAAACTTGGGAAGATATCTTTACCATCTCCGAACGGTGAGTATCGTTTACATAGACTCACGCAAGCGAATGGTGAATATGACTTTTCTCCCATTCACAAGTTGATGGACTTGCAACATGGTGCGACAGTAAATGCTGAGAATTTGGCTGGGCCAAATTACATATCGCCAGATGCTCGCGGGGCCCAAATCCAGCATGCTCTCATAGAAGCTGTGGTAGCTGCAGACCTGGGTGCACGTCTGTGCAATGATGCTGCTATGGTACCTTGGTATCAAGCTCAATTGGCCAACCCAGGGATCGATTATGTGGCTGACATTTTGCGCAAGTCTGAGGCACTTTTCACACAGCCAGCGGTGAAGAATTGGCTTGCTCATATTACCGGGCTTGCCATGGGTGGCAAATCTAAGGTTCCGCGTACGTGGATCTCGGTGAATGACCTGGTTGTGGTGCCCACGCGCGAACTCAAAGAAGAGTGGCAAGAGAACCTGGGAAAACTCGAACCTTTGCGTAGGGCTACGGTGGTCACGCAGCATGAGGCACTGGTAACAAAGTATGCTTCTAGGTACGTGATCATAGATGAATGTTACGCTTTTGATCCAGAACATCTCCAAGCTATAGCCAACAGGCATTCACGTAGCAAGGGTGTTGTGACCATTGGTGATAGACGTCAGATATCCAACGTTTTTTCACCAACGCAATTGAAGCTCATAGCTTCTGACGCACCTTGTGTCATGATAACACCAACGACTTTTGTTGGGTGGGATGCTGCAGTCACCTATTTGCACAGCACTGTGACAGACACTTTTGTTGAGGATTTGTTTTGCGGTTCCGAGGATGCAGAGGCGATGTGTTACACTCTTACTGCAGATGACACGTTGTTGCCAGGCCAAGGTGATATTGCAATGCAAGGCACACAAATCGGGAAAGAGATGGTACTACAACGGGGTGTCAAAGCAGCAACTGTGCATGAATGTCAAGGACGTCGTTCTGAATACTCGGTCATACACGGTTTGGGTAGGGCTCTGGGTGGCGATTTGCGATGGCTTGGGCAGGCCGAGCAGGCATCACATTGCGCTGTTGGGTTCACTAGAGCAAGAAAGAAGACAATCTTTGTCGTCGAGGGCGTTTCGGTTTTGACCAACTTTCGATGGTTTGATGACACTTCAGTGAACGGACGTCTGCCTGATACGGTGATTATGGGTGGTACTTCTTGGGATTTCTGTGAGGTCCGTGCCGAGAGCGAGTCGACGTGGATCCATGTGCATGAACCCAATATCATAGAGTCTAGCCTGATTGAACAATCATTGACCGACCCTGTGACAGTGGCCACGGTATTCACTGCCTCGGGCGAGCCGTTGTCAACCTCAGAGATTCGCACAAATGTAGAGTTGGTATCTGGCGTGAGTTTCCGAGATGAAGGGATAGCACACTCTGATGCATTTGATAATTACACGTTCCAACCACGTGACGTTCCTGGTGCAGATCAAGTGCAAGCGTTGACACGTAGCGTTCCCGACGTGCGCACTAGACCACAAGACTATGTGGATGCTGAAACAATAGTGGAGTGGCTTTTCGAAGAAGTAATTGACAAGAAACTTTTCTTCGCACACATTAACAATTCACGTCGTGCTGCCATTCATAGACAGACCAGACAACAGGCGATAGATGGGTCTTATGCGAACTATGAGACCGCAGCCTCAACTTTATCTTTCGCTTTCTTGAAGCCTGAGTTCGCGAAGAAACCTTCAGAAATGAAGGATGGCCCTTCGGAATTGAAGGCACAAGGTGTTGTTTCAGCCAGTGATTTGCAACAAGCAATATTTGCAGATACATGTGATGCATTGACTCACGCCTGGGCTAGGGCTATGCAACGTGGAAAGCTGTCACCTGTTGGACTTCGTGAAGAGGAGGTTGAAGATTTCTTGGCTACATTCGAATCATCCGTGGAATTAGACATCGAAAAGCAAGATTCGTCGCATCGACCGGTACACATTATTGTGGCTTCAATTTTCCTTGAGATGGCAGCAGACAAGCAAGGCCTTGGAGCACTCGCGAAAGAGATTAGAGATGAGCGTCGAGTGCGCATGATGGGTTCTCCGTTCAAATTTGTGTTGAGTAAAGCTCTGGCGTCTGGGGACCCTTGGACTCTCATTATCAACAAAATCATGGCCTTTAGCTCATTGATTAGTGTAGCAAGACTTAAGGACGTCAGGGTATGCCAGAGCGGGGATGACGTCACCATGGATCGCGAACCTGAATGGCGAGGCAAGGGGTTGTCTGACCAAAGTAAGGCCAATGCTGGACTCACATGGAAGATGGAGGAGAGAACACAGCGCCAAAATGGTGTGACTTTTATTAGTCGAGCAGTTTTGCCGCATCGGACTGTGGTGTATAAGGCGTTGCGCACCATACTGAAGTATGCGCATCGCAAGCGCAATCAGATACAACATGCGGGAATCGCAGCGGATGCCAAGCGTATCGAGGCATTGGCTGCACGACACGGGTTGCAAGCTTACTGCGAGGCAAGGTGCCAAGTTTGGGGTGGTGATCCTGTGGTCGTCTTTGACATGTGGACTAGGGCTCTAGCTGTTGCTCGAGCCGACTTCGCGTCTCTGCCTGACGCTTTGCGCTCCGAAGAACCACGACAATACACTGTGCGTGAAAGAAATGGTGGTTGCTTTGGTTACGCATTGGCTAATTGCGTGAAGACGAATGTCGCGGCAATTAATGCGATTGCGTCCTACCGCGGCCCCGTGAATAGGACTCTGGCATTGCAAGTTTGTAGGGAAAATGGTGTTCCACTTATCATCATGAATGAGCGTTTTGCACAGAGGTCTCGCAAACGGCTGATTGATCAAATGGATAGGAGGAAGATATCACGCTCGTTTGTCGTAGTTTACGAAGACCATGCTGTAGCTGTGGTGCCGAACACAATTACCCTGCATGGAGCTTTCGGGAAGCGGACAATCACATGGAAGAATACATTTTCAAAAGATGTAGAGATTACAGATTTTGAATAGCGTACATATTGTTCTTACACGTTCATTAACTCTAACTATCGAGTCAAAATTTAGTCGTCTTCTTGTACGAGACCAAATACACAGCCTCTGAGTAGGAATGCAGCGAAACCAACGAAATATCGAAAGATAAGTTGCGTAGCCTGAGCAGCACTGCATTAGTCCAAAAACCAACCGATTAGGTCACTCACGCTTTTCTATAGGTTAGTCGTTATGCGGCGAGACATGGTCGGCCAATCGGGAGCAACCCCCACTGGCATCGCGAAGTTGAGAAATCGATGAGGCGAGGCGACAATCTTTCCAAACTTCTTTTCTGGAAAGTTGTTCGGCCCGAGAGGACGGATGCGCATGTCGGTCTATTTACAGCCTTTGATGGCGATAGGCTTAAGGAGCAAACACCCCACTTTCATGTTGGTTTGGTACCCGACACGCGAACTCCATCGCGAGTGGTTAGCTTACTAAAATTCAGTACCATTGGAATGTCTGACGAGAGCATCGCACACACGATTCGCAACATACTCAAGCAGTGCAATTCAACGACAATTTCAATTGGCCATACTGAGGGTCATTTCCTTTCTTCTAAACAATTTGCTGTGCTCGAAGAGTGTGCTGACACTTTGGAGAGTCTGGAATCAGTTGCTGGCATTGACACACCTTCCTCTAGCACAATCACGCAAGCTTCAACTGAGGAAGACGGGGTTCGTTCACGCAGATTGCAACTTGCTCGTGAAATCAAACAGAAGCAGATACAACTTACTGCTGCTTCTCCAGGTAACCGATCACAGATCAATCTTGACATTGGGAAACTTTTATCTGAGAGGGCTAAGCTTGACAAATTGATTAAACAGTTTGATACTGCAACAATTGTTTGATATGCCGTCTCTTACTTCCACTCGTTTGATTGCTGAATATGGTTCAGATCAAGACTACAAGTTTGCTGGAGCAGTTCAAGTGAAGACTGCAACAACATTGACCACCACATTCGGCGCCGTGATGCGTTATGAACCTTGGACCAATGCTGGAGCAAAGGAGTTGCTCAAACATCACCCAATCGGCGTTTGGAAAGAACTTTCCGTGCGCCTCGCACCGCGTCCTGGTATTTATGGACGCATGTGCACGTTTTATGGTGGTTGGGCTGCTGCTGGCGTTGTCACCCCAACAACTGCTGAAGAAATGGTGGCACTACACGGTGCGATTGATGTCACATACGGTGGTACTGGAGATCCAGGAACCGTCAAAGTTCAGATTCCTTGTGAATTTGATGACACAATGAAGGATTTGTTGAAGGGACCGGATAATGATAATTCTCGTCCAGTTTTCTTCTACGCTTTCACCGAGACTGATGTCGTTGATAAGCCAGCAAACTCTGATCGTTTCATGCTTACTTTCAAAGGCAAGTATACTCTTCATGGGCGTTATTAGGTGCAACCATGGCTCCTTCTTTCTTTCTCAAACAATTTGGAATTTCTGCTATTTCGAGTTCAGATGAGAACAGCGGCGATACTGTCCTCATAAACGATCCCATAAAACTGAAGAAAAATCCAAAAATATCTCCTTTAGGTTTTGAAATTTTTGAAGACGAGGCGCCGGCTTCTATTGTGGGTGCGTCCATTTACGTCAAGATCAATGGTAACGAAAATAACCCTAGCAGCAGCTGGGAAACCATTGAAAAGGATGAAGATGGAGATCTCGCTGTTGACATAGACATCGATGATGCTGTTATGGCGTTGAAATTCTATGTCAAGGTTGGGTCTTCTCTTGTCAAGGTCCCAAATGACAAGAAACGCATCGATGATGAAGGTGACGTCCAAATCAATGCGACTGATTTATTTCTTTCCGGAATGAAGTTGTCCAACATGATGATCAAGTTGGATGAACCAAAACCAACACCTCCTGACTGGCAAGTCGGCAAGTTTGTCTTTGATGCATATGGCAAGATGCATTATAAGACTGAGACTGGTTGGGAGGAAATGCTGATGCCTGTTGATGATGCTTTTGTTCCGGGTTATTATGTTTTTAAATGATGTTATGCCTTCATCTTCGTCTAAAGGCCAGTAGTTTAGCGAATAAGCGTTTGCTACGGAATAGTGTTGTGGCACTTGAACCACATTGATAATAATACTCTCGATTACACGCAGAGAGCGGTCT